ATGGCAAAGCGGACCTCCCGCGACTGGCATCCCGAAGACATCAAGGCCGCCATTCGCAAGCGCGGTTGGACCCTCACGGGCCTGTCGCTTGCGAACGGACTGCCCGATCACGCGTGCCGCCACGCGCTGCGGAAGCCCAACTTTGCCGGCGAGCTGGCGATCGCTGGCGCCCTTGGTGTCGCGCCCCGGCACATCTGGCCGAGCCGCTTCAACGTCGACGGCAGCCGGCGCCCCCAGCGCCGCTCACGTTCGAAATCTAGCGCCCCCCGCGTTGCCGGTCACTGTCAAATGCACGAGGCAGCCTGAACATGGGACTGACCGTCCAGAACATCCCACTCGACAAGATCATCACCAGCGACCGCCTGCGGCAGGTCGACAATGACTGGGTCGTCGGCATCGCCCAGTCGATGGACATCAACGGGCAGCAGACGCCCATCATGGTGACGTCGCCGGACAAGAAGGGCCGACACTCCCTGATCGCCGGCATGCACCGGCTCGAAGCGGCCCGGATGCTCGGCTGGACCGAGATCGCGGCAACCGTCTTCAGCGGCTCGAAGCTCGAAGCGCGCCTGCGGGAGATCGACGAAAACCTGATGCGGCGCGAATTGTCGCCGCTCGATCACGCCGCCCATCTCGCCGAACGCAAGCGGATCTACGAGGAGCTGTATCCCGAGACCCGGCAGGGCGAGGCGGGCGCCGCCGCGCGCTGGATGCAACGGACAAAATTGTCCTTTGCATCGGAGGTCGCCGAGAAGCTCAGGGTCTCCGAGCGCGATGTCCGGCGCTCCATCGCCCGCTACAGCAAGATCTCCCCGGACGTGCGTGCCCGCATCGCCGGCACGTGGATCGCGGACAAGGGCGTCGACCTCGATGCGCTGGCCAAGCTCGGCCCCGACGAGCAGCGGGCGGTGGTCGACATGATCCTCGCCGGCGGCGACGCGCCTAAGAGCGTCGGGGCGGCGGTCAAGGCGCTGCGGGGCGAACGCGAGGCGAAGCCCTCCGAAGCCGACCAGCAATACGAGGCGCTGCTCAAGGCATGGCGCCGCGCGGGCGCCCGCTCGCGCGCGGAGTTCCTCGCCTATCTCGAAGCCCAGGGCTTCGTCTTCCTCACCCAGGCGGCGGCTTAACGAGGCTCGTCATGCGCACTCCCCACGACACCCGCTTCGGTGCGTCCCTCATCTCCATCCCGGCCATGTGGCTGATCCTGGCCGCTCTCCTCATCGGCTGTGCGGCAGTGTGGGGGCAGGAGGCCGGGCGCGCCCTCTCGATGCTGCAGGAGGTTCTGTGATGCAGGCGTTCTCAAGCCGCGACGGTGCGGCTGTGTTTTCCTGGGCGAATGAAGCTCTCACGCGGGAGCGTGCGGCCGCCTTCCACGGCATCATCACCTTGGCCATGGCCGAGGGATGGACGGGCGCACAGTGCGTGTCGGCACTGTCCGCTCTGCTGGACGCGCCCGAGGTCGCCGAGGCGAGACTGAACGCGCTCGACGAACTCATTCGGGAGATCAGGGGCGGCGGGGCACCCAGCTCTACGAAGAAAGCCCTCGTGGCCTTCTGCGAGGTCGCGACTGACGAACAGTCGGACCGATTTGCGCGCGACTGCCTTCGCGATCTCGCGGCGTTCCTCACGGAGGAACAGGCTTCCTGGCTGATCGTCGTGCTGGCCAACATGGGGCCTGATGACCTGCTGGAGACCGTGCGTGGCCGCGCTGCCGGTCGCAGCCAGAGCTGGCTCAGCATGGACAACGCCCGAGCCCTCAACGCCGCCCGCCGCGCCTGGCTCGACGAGCGGATTGCCGCGGCTCGAGCGGGCTCGGGCCGGACTGCCCCTCCATCATCCAGCGATGCTGCGCCGTCCGCGCCAGATAAAACTCGGGCGCCGCGCCGAGGCGGTGCTCGACGACGTCGCTCGTGAGGCGGACGGCGCCATCGGTTTCCCGCTCCCCACCTTCGTCCAGCTCAGCGGCAACATCACTCTGCATCATGGCACACTCGGCTCTCAGCATGGTCCTGGCAACATCGGCGCGCGACAAGCGCTTGCGCGCCTCCAGTTCCACCAGGAGTTCCACGACGATCGCCTCCAGGGCGTCGATGCGCATGTTGGCAATGTGCAGGGCGCCATCGGCGGTGAGTTCGCTCATTCCCCTTTCCCCCAGCTCGTTTGGTGACGCGTCGAGTGTAGGGGAAGCGCGCGACCTGCGTCAGTGGTCGGTGGCGGGGCTAACCCGCAGTTTCCTCCCTGTCTTGTCCGGGTGGCCGCGCCATCGCTCCCCCATGCCCAGCGCGGCCACCCGGATCTTTTCGGGAGCATGGAGATGACGCGACGCAGGAACCCCAGAATTCGCAACCCTGATCAACTGGATCTGCTCGGCTGGGTGCCGAGCGAGCCCGTGAAGTCCTTTCCCGTCGAGAAGGTGCGCGCGGCATCGCTGGCGTCGTCGCTGGCCCGCGCCATGTCGCTCACGCTGAAGGAATGCGGCAAACCCCGCGGGGCCGTGGCGGAGGCGATGAGTGCCTATCTCGGCGAGGCGGTCAGCGAGAACATGCTCAACGCCTACGCCTCCGAGGCGCGCGAGGAGCACATCATCAACATCGTGCGGTTCGTCGCGCTCATCCACGCGACCCGCGACCGGCGCCTCCTCGAACTCATCGCCTCCATGTTCGACTGGGCGGTCATCGAACGCCGCTACCTGCCAGCGATCGAACTCGCCGAGCGCATGGAGAAGCGCGCCGAGATGGACCGCGAGATCGACGCAGTGCGCCGCCAGCTCAAGACGGGAGGCGTGTTGTGAACGGCTTCGTCACACGCGAATGGTGGAGCCCGGCCGATCTCGCCGCAGAGAAACTGCCCGGCCTGCCCAACACCCGCGAAGGCATCGCCAAGAAGGCCGATGACGAGGGCTGGCGCGAGCCAGCCGAGGAATATCCGCAGAACCCTGCCGGCAAGTGGCGCAAGCGCAAAGGTCGTGGCGGCGGCTTCGAATATAGGCTCGACGCCCTGCCGGTGCGCGCGAAGACCATCCTGGCCTTTCGTGCCCGCAAGGCCGCGGAGCAGCCAGACAGGGCCACGGCCAAGGCCGACCTTAGCCGCGAGGAACTCTGGCGCTGGTACGATCAGCTGCCGGACAAGAAGAAGGCGCAGGCGCGCGCCAAGTTCGATGCGCTGATGGCGGTGCGCGATCTGACGCTCGCCGGCACCCAGCGCGATGTTGCCCTGCAGCTTGTCGCCAGCGAGGCCGGCGTCTCCCTGCGCACGCTGTATAACTGGCAGAGCGAGGTGGACGGCGTCGATCCGGCGGACTGGCTGCCATACCTTGCGCCGCGGCACGCTGGCCGGCAGGCCGCCGTCGAGTGCGATCCCGAGGCATGGGAATGGTTCAAGGGGAACTTCCTTCGGCAGGAGCAGCCCACCGCAGCCCATTGCTATCGGCAGCTGCAGATGGTCGCGGCCGAGCGCGGCTGGAAGATCCCTTCGCGCAAGACGCTGGAGCGCCGGATCGCCTCGATCGACCCGGCGACGCGCACCTATCTGCGCAAGGGCGCAGAGGCTCTCAAGAGGCTCTATCCGGCGCAGGAACGCGACCGGTCGGTCTTCCACGCGCTGGAGGCCGTCAACGCGGACGGCCACAAGTGGGACAACTTCGTCCGCTGGCCGGACGGCGAGATCACGCGGCCCTGCATGGTCGCCTTCCAGGATCTCTACTCCGGGCTCATCCTGTCCTGGCGGGTCGACAAGACCGAGAACCGGGACGCCGTGCGGCTCGCATTCGGCGATGTCGTCGAAAACTACGGCATCCCCGACCACGTCACGCTGGATAACGGCCGCAACTTCGCCTCGAAGTGGATCACGGGCGGCACGCCGAACCGCTACCGCTTCAAGGTCAAGGACGAGGAACCGGCCGGCATCATGACCTCGCTCGGCTGCGAGGTGCATTGGACGACGCCCTTCCACGGCCAGTCGAAGCCGATCGAGCGTGCCTTCCGCGACTTCGCGCAGAACATCGCCCGCGACGTTCGCTTCGCCGGGGCATGGACCGGCAACACCATCGCCAACAAGCCCGAGAACCACGGCTCGCGTGCGGTGCCGCTCGAAGTCTTCCTGCGTGTCGTGTCGGAGGCCATCATTGAGCACAACACCCGCGTCGGCCGGCGCACGAAGGTGTGCGCCGGGCGCTCCTTCATGGAAGCGTTCACGGCCTCCTACGAGGTCTCGCCGGTTCGCAAGGCGACGCCTGAGCAACGCCGCCTCTGGCTGCTCGCCTCCGAGCTGGTGACCGCGCGCCAGCCGGACGGGGCCGTCTACCTCGATGGCAACCGGTACTGGGCAGAGTTCCTCGTCGCGCAGCTCGGCCGCAAGGTCGTGCTGCGGTTCGATCCGCAGGCGCTGCACGACGGCGTGCACATCTATCGCGCGGACGGCGCCTATCTCGGCCACGCGCCCTGCCTCGACGCGGTCGGCTTCTTCTCGACCGAACAGGGCCGCGCCCATGCCCGCGCCCGCAGCGCCTGGTTGAAGGCGATGAAGGCGGCGGCAAAGGCCGAGCGGCGTCTCTCGCCGGCGGACGTCGCCGCCATGATGCCCACCATCACAGCCCCGGAACCGCCCGAGACGCGCGTCGTGCGCCCCGTCTTCGGGAACGTCGCGGTCGCCGTCCAGGCGGCGAATGCCCCCGACGAACAACACGATCAGGACGCGGTGCTGGAGAACTTCGGGCGCGCGGTGCGGCAGCTCCGCATCGTGTCCCGACAAGAGGACGGCGCGGACGTCTGAACGTCACGCGCCGCCAAAGTCACTGTCGAAGCAAAGGACAATACCATGGACGCCATCACCTTGGAAATGACCGCGAACGATCAGGACGCGCTGCGCGCTGAGGTGCGCCTGATCATGACCCAGGAGGGCCTCAGTCAGGCTGCCATCGCCCGCGAGGCCGGCATCGCCTACGGCACCTTCACGCCGTGGATGGGCGGAACCTATAAGGGCAAGACGGCCGAGATCGCCCGGTCCGTGCAGCGCTGGCTGGAAACCCGACGGGAGCGCAAACAGACGGCAGCGATCCTGCCGAAGGCTCCCGAGTTCGTCGCCACACCCACTGCGGACGCCATCATGGACGTGCTGGCATTCGCGCAGAGCGCGCCGGACTTCGCCGTCGTGGTCGGCGGCGCCGGCATCGGCAAGACAATGGCGATCGAAGAGTACCAGAAGCGCTCCTCCAACGTCTTCGTCATGACGGCCGAGCCGGTGCTCTCGTCCCCGAACAACATGCTGTCGGCGCTCGCCGACGCGATCGGCGTGGTGGAGCGGCGCAGCACGTGGATCAGCCGGGCCATCTGCAACCGGCTTCGCGGAGCCGCCGCCCTCATCGTCATCGACGAGGCGCAGCACCTCTCCAGCGCGGCGCTCGATCAGCTGCGCACGATCCAGGACCTCGCCAAATGCGGTGTCGCCGTCGCCGGCAACGAGAGCGTCTACAGCCGGCTGCAGGGCAGCGGCGAGGCGCGGTCCTCCCAGTTCGCTCAGCTCTATTCGCGGGTGGGTATGCGCGTCACCCAGCCGAAGCCGCGCGCAAAGGACATCTGCCAGCTGATCGAGGCGTGGGGCATCGCCGGCGCGGCCGAGATCGAGCTGCTCAAGACGATCGCCCGCAAGCCCGGCGCCCTGCGCGGCATGACGAAGACGCTGCGCCTCGCCGGCATGATCGCCGCCGGCGCCTCTGAACCGCTCTCGGTCCGTCACATCCGGCAGGCTTGGCAGCAGCTGTCCAGTCAGCCGGTCGATGCCGAATGAGGTCCGCCATGGTGATCTTCCCGGCCACAACCGAAGACGTGCCGCTCAGCCTGATGCTGGAGGCGCTGCAGAACATGTTCGCCCGCCATCCCGAAGGGCTCCACGTCGACGGGGACTTCGCCCGCGAACTTGCGGCAGGTCTGAGCGACATGGTCGACGAGGCACGCGCGCTGGAAGCCGCCGAGGCCGAGCGGCGCGAGCTGCTCGCCATCGCCGAGGATCTCGACCTCGTCGGACGCTTTGAGGTCCGCGAACCTGCGCCGGCCGCGGTCGACAACGTCGTGCCGTTCCCCCAGCGGGCGCTGCCTTGCTCTTCGCCGACAGGAGGAGACGCGGCATGACGAAACGCGCCCGTCCTGTCGGCAACAGGCATGGCACGCGCTGGCGCGGCAAGCTGCCGCTCCCGTCGCACAGTCATCCCCTCGTGCGCCAGTTCATTGCCGAGCTGAATGCGCAAATGACCACGATCCGAGAGTGCGCCACGCGGGCCGGCCTTGGGCCGAAGACGGTTTGCGACTGGCGTTATCGGACCAATCCCAACCTCGCGAATTTCGACGCTGCCCTGAACGTGCTCGGCCTGGAGCTGTGCATTCGGCCGCGCCGAGAGCCTACCGACGGAGAAACCCATGTCTGAGACCATCGCCCGATCAGCCGGCACCGTCGAGGTGCACGGCAAGATCTACATGCCTGATGCCAAGGGCAACCTCGTGCCGGTCGACACCATCAAGCCGGCCGACCAGCTTGAGGACGAGACCGTCCGCAAGGTGATGGGCTACGCCAAGGCCCTGTCGGCACAGATCAGCCGGTTCAAGCAGCACACCTTCGACGATCTCGGCGCCTTCGAGGCCATCCTCACCCAGGAATACGGCACGAGCAAAGGGGGCGCGAAGGGCAACAAGACCTTCACCACTTTCGACGGCCTGATGAAGGTGCAGGTGCAGGTCCAGGACAACATCGACTTCGGGCCGCAGCTCCAGCACGCGAAGGAGCTGATCGACGAGTGCCTGATGGAGTGGTCGGCCGACAGCCGCCCCGAGATCCGCGCCATCGTCACCCGCGCCTTCAACACGGACAAGGCGGGCCAGATCAACCGCGCCGAGATCTTCATGCTGCTGCGCCTCGACATCGAAGACGAGCGCTGGCAGCGGGCCATGGAGGCGATCCGCGATGCCATGCGGGTCATCGGCTCCAAGACCTATGTGCGCTGCTACGAGCGCGACCGGCACGATGCGGAATGGCGGCCGGTGACCATCGATCTCGCCAAGGCGTGATGGAGGGAACGATGGCCCGCTCGTTCTACGCCTACGCTTGGCGCACCGGCGTCATTGAATTTGGACCGCGCATCCCGGAGGGCGCGCTCCCGGTCGACAGGGGCGGCGAGCAGTCCGTCCGCCGCCGCGTCTCGATCGCAGCGCGGCACGCTTACGACGGCAAGACGCTGCTCGTGCCGGGCATCCCCGAGGCCACGACGGACGTCCAGGCGTACGAAGCCTGGAAGAGCTTCAAGGAACAGATTGCTCGCCGCCGCGCCGGCGAGCCGGCCTACGGCCCGATTGGAGGGTGAAGCAATGAAGGAACGTCTCGACAAGCGTCGCTGCCTTTATGGCGAGCCGCGCCTCTCCAATGCCCAGGTCATCGCCCTGCGTGCGCTGGCCAACGGCAGCCTTACGCGCAGCCCGGAAGGCTTTTGGGCCGGCGGCACCCTCATCGGGGTCAAGACCATCCAAGTGCTGGAGAGGCAGTTTCTATTCGCCACCGACCTCTCCTCCCAGAAGGCAGGGATCACCGAGCGAGGGCGCAAGGTCCTTCGCCTGATCGAGGAGGCGGGACGATGAAGATTGTCCTCGAAAGCACTGCCGACTTCGTCACCATCGCAGGCGTGCCGGCTCGGGTGTGGAAGGGCCACACGGCCTCCGGCCATCCCCTCTTTGCCTTCATCCCGCACATCGCAGTCCCCACGGAGGTCGATCAGGCCGAGTTTCAAGCAGAGCTGCTCGAAGCGGTTGAACCGGCCGACGTGGTCAACCCCTACGGCAGCGGCCCGGTCCCGATCTCTCAGCGGGAGACCGCCCGATGACGTACCGGTCCATTGCCTGGAAGGACAGCGATGCCCGCCTCAAGACGTTCTCGGCTTCAGTGAAGGCGAGCGCGACGACGGTGGTGAAGATCGAGGTCGAAGTACGCGATCCCATCCGCCTCGGGATGTTGCTGCAGGATCTCCACGAAATCAGTCGGGAGCAGACTGCAACCATGCGGCGCGCCGCCTCGGCGGTGTCGCCCAAGCGGCCGGCCCCGCGCGGCTCGGCACGGCAACTCGCCTCACAGCAACCTCTGCTCCTGACGCATCGGAAGGACTGACGATGCAGAACGCCATCACCACCGGGCAGATCGCCCGCATCCACGCCTCAGCCAAGGCGGCGGGCCTCGACGAGGACAGCCGCCGGGACCTGCTCGAAGGTCTCACCGGCAAGCGCTCCTCGCGCGACCTGACGCGGCAGGAGGCCGCGCGGGTGATCGATCGGCTGAACGTGCTGACGGCGTCCGTGGCGCCGCCCGGCCGCAGGCCGGGAAAGACGATGAGCGGGCGCTGGTCATCCGTGCTGCGCGCCCTCTGGCTCGCCGGCTATCACCTCGGCGTGATCGAGAACCGCGACGACAGCGCCCTGATCGCCTTCATCGAGCGGCAGACGAAGATCACGCATCCACGCTTCCTGATCGACCGGGAGGACGCCAGCACGGCCATCGAGGGCCTGAAGGCGTGGCTGTCGCGGGAGGCCGGCGTCGACTGGAGCGCCAAGCACTTCGTCGTCCAGCGCGGACAGGGCGGCGCCGTCACCAGCTCGGGCGAGATCCGCTGCCCGAAGCGCAATGTGATCGCCGCTCAGTTGGAGATCTTCCGGCAGCTGGATCTGCCCTGCCCGGATGTGCGGCTGGAACCAGAGACCAGCGATGCCGACCTCGACACGATGATGGCCTGCCTCGGCCACCAGCTTCGACACCACCTGCGGGGCCGGCAATCCGGCCGGGCGCAGCGGAGGGCGTGACCGATGCCGGGCCGCTCCGCTTCCCCGCCGCCGCTCCTGGTCTGGAACGACCTTCAGGCGATCGCGCGAATGGAAACGGAGCGCGCCGCCCTGCAGGACCGGATTGCTCGCCTGCGGCCGAACAGCCACCGCCGGGTGGTGCTGACGGCCCAGCTCGTCGAACTCACCAAGCGCCAGCTCGCGCTGGAGACGGAATTGAGGAAGGGCCATGGTGCAAGTCACTGAGAAGTACCGCCAGCAGGAGCGGCCGATCCCGGTCACCGTGGCGCTGCCGGTTCGCCTCCATGCAGTCTTTTCCGAGCGGGCGAGGGAAAAGGGCCTGCGCCTCTCGACCTATGTCGAGCAGCTGATCGATGCGGCGTGGTCCCACGCCTGCGGCGTCGCCCAGCTCGCCCCGATCTCGGCCGAGTTGCCGAAGCCGCCGGCGCCCGTGCCGGTGGAGCCGGAACCGGTCGCGCCGGCTCCCGTCGAGCCAGAACCGGTCGACCTGCCGCCGACGGCCGCGGCTGAGGCCGCGCCGGCTGAACTGTCGCCGGCCGACATCCGCACGGTCCGCGCCCTGCGCTCGATCGGCTGGTCGCCGCGCGAGATCGCCAGCGAATACGGCTTCGACCTTAGGGCCGTCCGGTCGGTGGGGAGGTGACGATGGCACGCAAGTCCCACCGCAGGCGGTCGGTCACGCTGGAGCAGCTGCTCGCGGCCAGCGAGCGCCTGCGAGGTCTCCATGACCAGCTGTCCGCGGACGGCTATGTCACCAAGTCCGGCCGGCTGTATGGCTGCCGGGACGGCTCCTATACGGTGCGCCTCGTCATGCGGAACCGCTCGGCCATGGTCTCGACGGTCGCGCTGACCATCCAGGGCGTGGTGCTGGCATGAGCCCGTCCTGGCTGCCCTCAGTGCTGCGCACCATCGCCGACGCGGCCGGCCTGGACGTCGCGCTCGTGCTGGCCGAGCGCTACGGCGGCAGGCGCGTGGACCTGCCCGTCCGCCTGCACGAAGGCAATTGGCTGGTGGAGGCTGTCGGCTGGGATGCGGCTCGCGCCATCGTCGAGAGCTTCGGGCCGGGGCGCCTCGACATTCCGCTCGGGCCGGCCGGGACCTTCGCCCGCATGCGCCGGGAGATCGACCGGCGTTATGCCGAACTCGAGAACGGCGGCGCGAGTGCCGCGCGCATCGCGTCGGAGCTCGGCATGACCGAGCGGGCCATCCGCCAGCGCCGGGCACGGCGCCGCGCGATGCAGGCTCCCGACCGGCGGCAAAAGAGCCTCTTCTGAACAACCGAAGAGGCTCTTGCGCGGGGCGCCTCAAGCGTCGATTATCGGCCGTCCTTCCGCATCGTTCGCAAGCTGCCCCTGAAGCGTTTCCGGGGCGATGGCAGAGGGCTCCCCAACATACCGTCCTTCGACGACAGCCGCGTCGGAGGACTTCATGCAGACCCTTTCGAACTACTCGACGAGCGAGCGCGGCCTCGCCGATCTCAAGGTCGAGGAAGGGGACGTCCTCAAGGCCTATCGCGACATCGCCGGCGTGTGGACTATCGGGGCGGGCCTGACGGCGGCCTCGGGCGTCGTCAAGCCGCACGCGGGAATGGTCATCACCGCGGCCGAGAGCGATCGGCTCACGAGGCTCGCGCTTGCCCGCAACTACGAACCGCGCGTACGAAAGGCGGTGGCCAAGGGCGTCGTGCCGCACAATCAGGCAGCGTTCGACGGCGCCGTCCACTTCGACTGGAACACGGGCCGGATCCACAACGCGACGTGGGTGAAGCTCTTCAACGCGGGCAAGCTGACTGAAGCCGAGGCGTCGCTCAAGACGTGGAACAAGGCCGGCGGACGTGTGGTCGCGGGGCTGCAGAACCGGCGCCGGCGCGAAGCCGACAAGATCTTCCGCGGCAAGTATCACAGCGACGCAAAGGCCACCCTGTCGGCGAAGCCCGGCGCCTGGGCCGTCTTCGTCGTTGCGGTCGACGATGCTCAGAAGGGTGCGGTGCGCGAGGAGCTGGAGAAGCTCGGCTACGCGGTCGGCCCGCACAAGGGCGAGATCGCCGCCGATGCCGTGCGATCGTTCCAGCGCGACCGTGACCTGACCGTCGACGGCAAGATCGGCCGCGCCACCTTGTCGGCCCTGCAACGCGACATCGACGCGCGAGCCAAGGCGAAGGCGCAGACCGCGACGGCCGCCGGCGGCGGCGCGCTCGCCGGCGGCAGCGACGTGGCGCCCGACGCGGTGTCCACCGTCATCGACCCGGCACTCGCCGGCCAGATCGGCCTCATCGTGGCGGCTGCCGGCATCGCCGTGCTGGCGATCCTCGCCTACCGCTACCGCGACGTCGTCGCGACCCGCGTCCAGCGCCGGCTGCCTCGTCTGGCAGCGTGGCTGCGATCGTTCTGACCTATGGGGGGCAACATGCAGTGGGGCGATCTCGCGGGGGCAATCATCAAGACCGGCGCCACCGGGCTCGGCACCGTGATCGGCGGGCCGCTGGGCGCATCCCTCGGCAGCGTCGTCGGGAAGGAGATCGCGCGTCGCCTCGGCGTCGATGCGACGCCCGAGGCGGTCGGACAGGCCATCCAGAACGACCCGCGCGCGGCCGACGTCGTCCAGGCGGTCGAGGCCGAACACGCGGCGCTCATCGTCGAGCTGGAGAAGAAGGCGCTCGATCACCAGCTGGCGCTCGCCCAGCTCGATCGCGAGGAAGGCATCTTCAGCTGGGGATGGCGGCCGGGCGGCATGTGGCTCATCGGCTTCCTGTGGCTGCAGAACTGCACGCTCGCGCCCCTCGTCAGCCTGTTCACCGATGCGCGCGTGCCCATGATCCCGTGGGATCAGCTCATGGTATTCACCGGGCTCTTCTCGGGCTTCTACATGGGCGGCCACACGATCAAGGACGCCATCAAGACGTGGCGGAGCGCCCGATGATCTGGCCGGTCCTGCCGCGCTTCGGCTTCGTGCTCCTTCTCGCGGGTCTCCTGACGGTCGCGCTCACGCGGGCGGCGCCGGCCTCGGCCGTGCCCGGCGTCGTCGCGCCCTCGCTGCTCGATGTCCTGCAGCGCTGGTGGTGGGCCGTCGTCGGCCCCGGCGCCTTCGGCTTCGGGGTCCTGATCCTCTATCTGCGCTCGCAGTTCGTTCCGGGCAGTGAGTTCCGCAAGCAGAGCGAACACGTCAACAAGGCGCTCGCCGGGCTTGAGGAGCGTCTGGACGGTCTTGCCAGCCGGACGGAACGCCGCCTCCAGCAATTGGAGACGGCGACCGAGCACCTGCCGACGAAGGACGCCTTTCACGCCCTCGCCCTGCATGTCGAACGGCAGGGCACGGAGATCACGGCTCTGCGGGACACCCAGCGGGCCACGGCCGAGGGCGTCAAGCGGATCGAGGAGTTTCTGATCAGCCAGGGCACGAAGCGATGAGCGATTTTCTCGACATCATGCGCCAGCACGCGCGGCTCATCGTGCTGCGGGCGCTCGCGGCCGAGCCGAACTACTCCCACAACGACGGCATGCTCCTGGACATCGCCAAGAGCTTCAGCGTCGATCGCGGGCGCGACTTCCTGCGCAACGAGATCCGCTGGCTGGAGAACGTCGGCGCGGTGACCGTGAGGGAATTGGGCGGCGCCTGGATCGTCACGGCGACGCAGCGGGGTGTCGATCACGCTGAGCGCCGCATCGTTCTCGAAGGCGTCCGCCGGCCGAGCGCGGGGGGCTGACATGCAGTTGCGCGGCCCGGATGCCTTGCTGCTCGACCGTGTCCCGGCGGAAGGTCACGGAGATGCCCTGTGGGCGCTCGGCGAGCTGAGTGAGCGGCGTCGCACGTCAGCCGACATCCTCTTCGAGCTGAATGACCGGCTCGCGGCCAAGGGGATTGCTCCCGTTCTCCGGAGCACCTTCAACCGCGTTGCCATCCGCCGATCGATCCGGGAGGCCTGACATGCGGCAGGGACGCGGCCGGCTCTCGTCGCTCGATCTCATCCCCGAAGAGGGACAGGAAGACGTCTTGTGGGCGCTCGGCGAGCTGAACGAGCGGCGCCGCACGCAAGCCGACATCCTCTTCGAGCTCAACGACCGGCTCGCGGTGAAAGGCATCGACCCGATCTCGCGCAGCGCCTTCAATCGGACGGCCGTGCGGACTGCGGCGGCGGCGCGCCGCGTGGCCGAGGCCCGCGCCGTCTTCGCCGGCATCGCGCCCCAGTTCACGCCCGAGAGCATCGACGAGAACAACATCGTCCTGGGCGAGGTCATCAAGATGCTCATCCTGGAGCTGACCGACAGCCCCAACCAGACGCCCAAGGGCGCCATGGAACTGGCGCGCGCCTTCCTCGCCACCATTCAGGGGCAGAAGATCAGCTCCGACCGCCGCAGCAAGCTGGAGGCCGATCTTAAACAACAGGCGGCGAAGGCCGTCGACACGATCGCCGCGCGAAAGGGCCTCACCGCGGACACCGTCTCGGCGATCAAGGCACAGATCCTCGGGATCCGCTCATGAACGCGCCCATCTCGGCCGACGAGTGGGCACGGCACCGCCGGGAGGCGATGCAGGCGTTCCCTCCGGGTGTCGACGCCAGCGATCTCGAAGGCGTGCTCCTCGGCTACCAGAAAGAGCTGGTCGAGAGCGTCTCGCTCCACTCCCTCACGGCAACCGACAAGAGCCGCCGCGTCGGTGCCACATGGGGCGTCGGCGCGGCGGCCGTGCTGATCTCGGGCGCGCAGAAGTCCGCAGGCGGCATGGACACGCTCTATTTGGGCTACAACCTCGACATGGCGCGGGAGTTCATCGACACCTGCGCCATGTGGGCCAAGGCCTTCGGACAAGCGTGCTCCGCGGTCGACGAGTGGCTCTTCAAGGAACTGGGGGAGAAGGGCGAGGACCGCGCGATCCAGGCGTTCCGCATCACCTTCGCCTCGGGTTTCGAGATCGTCGCGCTGTCGTCGCGGCCGAGGTCGCTGCGCGGCAGGCAGGGCTTCGTCATCCTCGACGAGTTCGCCTTCCACGACGACGCCGAGGAACTGCTCAAGGCGGCCATGGCGCTGCTCATCTGGGGCGGCCGGGTGCTGGTCATCTCGACGCACAACGGCGTCGACAATCCCTTCAACGAGCTGCTCAACGAGATCCGCTCCGGCCGCCGGCCGGGCAATATCGTGCGGGTCACCTTCGACGACGCGATCGAGCAGGGCCTCTATCAGCGCATCTGCCTTGTGAACGGGCAGCCCTGGTCGCCGGAAGCGGAAGCGCAATGGCGCGCCAACATCCGGGCATCGTATGGGGCCGGCGCGGCCGAGGAGCTGGACTGCATCCCGGCACAGGGATCGGGCGTCTATCTGACCACGGCGCTGATCGAGGCCTGCATGACGCCCGAGGCGCCCGTTCTGCGGCTCACCTGCCCGGACGGCTTCGAGCTGAGGTCCGACGAGGAGCGGCACTCCTATGTTGCCGACTGGCTCGCCGAGCACGTGGACCCGTGGCTCGATCTCCTGAAGTCGAACCTCCAGCACGCCTACGGCTGGGACTTCGGCCGCTCGGGCGACCTGTCCGTCTTCTGGCCGCTGGAGATCATGCCCGACCTCGTGCGGCGCACGCCCTTCATCATCGAGCTGCGCAACGTCCCGTTCCGTCAGCAGGAGCAACTGCTCTTCCACGTCGTCGACCGGTTGCCGCGACTGATCAGCGGAAAGCACGACGCCCGCGGCAACGGCCAGTTCCTCGCCGAGTACGCCCAGCAGAAGTACGGCGCCGACCGGATCGAGGCCGTCATGCTGTCGCAGGGCTGGTATCTCGCCAACACGCCGAAGCTGAAGGCGAGCCTCGAAGAGCGGACCTTCACCCTACCGAGGCACGCCGATGTTCGCGGCGACTTCCGGCTGCTGAAGATGGTGCGCGGGATCCCGAAGGTGCCTGACGACGCTTCCACCCAGGGCTCGGATGGCGGCCAGCGGCACGGCGACACGGCGATCGCGGCCATCCTCGCCAACGCTGCGGCCGAGGCGGACACGATGGAATACGGCTACACGCCGGCCTCGGCACTGCAGGACGGCCGGCGCGATGACCGCAGCCGCCGCCAGGGCGAGGCGATGCTCGGGCGACGCAACGGAGGTCTCTGGTAATGCCCCCGATCTACGGGCCTGACGGCGCAGTCGTCTCCTCGGCCATGTTCAAGCAGCCGCAGGCGGAGCCGGACGTCACCGGCATCCGCAGCGTCTGGCACGATCCGGTCGCCTCGGGGCTCACCCCGCAGCGCCTGGCGCACATCCTGCGCGATGCCGCAGAGGGCGAGCTGCGCGAGTTCCTCGTCCTGGCCGAGGAGATGGAGGAGCGAGAGCCGCACTATTTCTCGGTGCTGTCGACCCGCAAGCGCGCCATCACGGAGCTGAAGCCCGTGATCGAGGCGGCGACCGAGGAAGGTCGCGACGTGGCGATCGCCGACGAGGTCCGGGCGATTATTCGCCGGCCGGCCTTCACGTCCATGGTCTCCGAACTGACCGATGCCCTCGGCAAAGGCTTTGCCGTGTGCGAGATCATCTGGTCGACCACGGGCAACCGTTGGGATCCGCGCGAGTACCGCCGGCGCGACCCGGCCTTCTTCCAGTTCGACCGGCGGACCGGCTCCGAGCTGCGGCTCATCTCGCCGGCCGATCCAGATGGCGAGCCCCTGCGGCCGTGGTCGTTCATCGTCCACTACCCGCGCCTCAAGAGCGGCCTGCCGGCCCGGGGCGGCCTCGCGCGCGTCGCCGTCTGGTCGTTCATGCTGAAGTCCTTCACGCTGAAGGACTGGATGGCGTTCCTTGAGGTCTACGGCCTGCCGTTCCGCGTGGGCAAATATGGCCCCGGCGCCACCGAGCGGGAGAAGGACGCGCTGTTGCGCGCCGTGCGCGACATCGCCGGCGACGCGGCGGCGATCATGCCGAAGTCGATGGACATCGAGTTCATCGAGACGACGGCCGCCAGCGGCTCCGACGCCTTCGAGAAGAAGGCGCGGTACATCGACGAGCAGATCTCCAAGATCGTCCTGGGCCAAACCACCACGACCGACGCGATCTCGGGCGGGCACGCCGTCTCGAAGGAGCATAACGAGGTTCGCCACGACATCCTGCGGTCCGACGCGCGCGTGCTCGCCGCAACCATCCAGCAGGCGCTGATCGAGCCCTTCGTGTCGTTCCACCACGGGCCGCAGGAGAACTATCCGACCATCTCGTTCCCGGTCGAGGAGCCCGAAGACGTCAAGACCCTCATGGAGGTCACCGAGCGCTTCGTGAACCTCGGCGGCAAGGTCTCCATGGCCGAGGCGCGCGATCGCATCGGCTGGCAGGAGCCGTCCGAGGACGAGGAGCTGCTCGCCCCCGCTCGGGCGCCGGCGGCCGTCGAGCCCGCGACCGCTCGGGCGCGCTTCCGGTGCGACGAGATCGCGACGGCTCGCGAGGCCACGGTCGACGACGAGCTCGAGGAGCTGATGATGGAGGCTCTCGGCGACTGGGAGAAGATGACGGATCCGCTGCTCGCCCCTCTGCGGCGCGCCGTCGAGGCCGCCAGCGATTACGACGATCTGCGGGCGCGCCTCAACGGTGCGGTGGCCGAAATGGACACCTCGGCCCTGGTCGAGGCGCTGGCACGAGCGACGGCGAAGGCCCGCGGCCTCGGCGACGTCCGCGACTGAGGACCGGCCGTGGCGATGCTCCAGCTCGGCGGACCGCCGCCAAAGGAAGTGCTCGACTATTTCCGGTCGAAGCGCCTGCGCCCCGGCTTCTCATGGCAGGACGTGTGGGGCCAGGAGCACGCCTATGCCTTCACCGTGGCGAAGGCCACCGAGGCGCAGGTGCTCGTCGCCTTTCGGGGAGCCATCGACCGCGCGCTCTCGAAAGGTCTGCCGTTCGAAGCGTTCCAGAAGGACATCACCGGCGAGCTGCACCGGATCGGCTGGGGCGGTCCGCGTGTCGTCGAGGATCCGGCCGGGGGACCGCCGGCCAAGGTCGACTTCACGTCGCCCCGGCGCCTCAACACGATCTTCAACGCCAACATGCGGGCCGCGCGCGCCGCCGGCCAGTGGGAGCGTGCGCAGCGCACCAAGGGCATGCTGCCGTTCTTCCTCTATGTCGAAAGCACGGCGAAAGAGCCCCGTCACGAACACCGGCAATGGGCGGGCACCATCCTGCCGGTCGATCATCCATGGTGGGACGAACACTTCCCGCCGAACGGCTGGGGCTGCCAATGTGGCGTGCGGCAGATCACGAAGGCCGAGGCCGAGCGGCGCGGCGGCGTGGCCGAGCCGCCAGCCGGCCGCACCGAGACCTTCCGCAACCGGCGGACGGGCGAAGTCACCGAGGTGCCCGAGGGTGTCGATCCCGGCTGGCACACCAACCCCGGCAAGAGCCGTGCCGCGACCCTGATGCGCCGCACGACGGAGGCGCTGGAGGAGGCCGGACCGGACGTGGCACGCACCGAGATCGCCAAGATTTGGGACAGCAACACGCCCGAGCTGCTCGCCAAACTGCCGCGCGACGTGCACGTGCCCGTCGCCGTGGCCGAGGAAATCGCCACGGCGCTCGATGCGCGGGGGCCGATCCTCGCCCTGGGCAACCGCACGCTCGGGACGAAGGTGGCGCACCCCGAGCGCCGGCTCGCCGACTTCGCGCTGATCCAGCGCCTCATCGACGCCGGTCGGCACTGGCCGGATCCGAAGCACAAGATCGGCCGCGTCGTCATCGGCGAGGTCGGGGGCGTCTGGTTCCGGCTGGCGATCGGTGCCTCGGAACGCGAGCGCTACATGTACGTGCGCACCCTGCATCCGATCGACGAGCGCCGGCGTGCCAAGCTGGAGATGGAACTGGAAGGGAAGTAGCGGTGGCCGGGAGGTCGCGAACCCTCCGCGGGTGAACACCGGCACTGGCGAAATTCGCACGGCCACCACAACGAAAATCCTAGCTCATCTGCGCCGAATGGTCCAACCTGAATGCGGATCGCCACGGATCGGCGCAGGAGCGCGCTGACAGGCTCCCCGCTACATCGGGGCCTCTTAGCCCCGCATGGCGCCTCTTAGGGCCTCTTACGGCCTCTTAATCGCTCTCTTGAACTCGACCGCGGGAACCGCACGCCGGGGCGCCAATGGCCCCGGAACATCTTCACGGGTGATCGTTCGCATGGTGCGGAGCCATCGTGGCCGCCATGAACGAACTCGCCACCGCCCGCTGCACCATTCTGTCGCCTCTCGCCCTCGCGGCGCAAGGGGACGCACCGGAATGGATCATGGTCATGCCGGCGGGGCCGCAGCTGAAGGCTGTCGACGGCCGCAGCTGGCGCATCAGCGATCCGGCGGCCGTCATCGAGACCTCGCTCGCCGCCGGCCTCGATCTTCCGATCGACTGGGAGCACGCCCAGGACCATAAGGCGCCACAGGGCGAGCGCGCCGATGCCGCCGGCTGGATCGACCAGCTGGAGGTGCGCGAGGGTGCCGTCTGGGCGCGGGTGTCCTGGACGGATGCCGGCCGGCAGTCGGTCGAGAGCCGCGGCTATCGCTACATCTCCCCCGCTTTCATGCACAGCAAGTCCGGCGAGGTCGCGCGCATCATTGGCGCCGGTCTCGTCAACCGTCCCGCTTTCGCAACCCTGCCGGCGCTCGCCCAGCAGGCTCCCACCCATGAGGACCACATGGACCAGGATCTTCTCGACGCCCTCGGCCTGCCGACAGCGACCACCAAGGCGGACGCCATCACCGCGATCGCCAAGCTGCGGGGCGACCTGCAGACCGCCACCGCGGCGATGCAGAACCCGCCCCTCGAAAAGTTCGTGCCGCGCGCCGACTACGACCAGGTCATGACCCGCGCCACGGCGGCGGAGCAGAAGCTCGCCGAGCGGGACGCGGCCGATCTCGAAGCGAAGGTCAACACGCTCGTCGAGGGCGCCGTGAGGGCCGGCAAAATCGCGCCGGCCTCGAAGGACCACTACGTCGCGCTCGCCCGCAAGGATTTCGCGTCGGTCGAGAACCTCTTGAAGGTGACGGCTCCGGTGGTCACGCCCGGCGGCGGGCCGGATCCGAGCGGCGATCCCGCCAAGGGCAAGGCGCTCACGGACGAGGAGAAGGCCCTCTGCGCCACGCTCGGGATCTCCGAGGAAGCCTACGCCAAGACGGAAGTCTGACGCCGGGCCTCTGCCGGCGCCCACCCAGCCCAGCTCGCAAGGACCACTGAGATGCCTCTGACCGGACCCCGCAACACCGTCGAGCGGAAGCCGCGCGAACGGCAGTTCCCCGTCGCCCAGAACGCCGACATTCACCAGGGCGGCCTTGTCGTGCTGGACGGTGGCCTCGCAAAGCCGGGCCGCTCTGCGGCAGGCCTCGCCTGCGTCGGCATCGCCGTCGCCGGCGTTCGCAACACCGGCGCCGACGGCGCGGCCGTGGTCAATGTGCGCTCCGGCTGCTTCCGCTTCGAGAACGACGCCACCACGCCCGTGACCTACGCCGACGTGGGCGCCGAGGTCTTCCTGGTCGACGACGAGACGGTCTCGTCGGACGGCACCGGTCGGTCGCCGGCCGGCATCTGCTTCGACCTCGACGAGCTTGGCGTCTGGGTCACGGTCGGCTGACCCACCCCTCCTGAACGCAACATCGCGGCCGGGCCGCATACGGAAGAGCTGACATGATCATCAACGGCGCCAATCTCTCGATGCTCTACAAGGGCTTCAAGACGAGCTTCCAGAAGGGCCTCGACGAGGCGCCGAGCCAGTGGTCCGTCGTCGCCACCCGCGTCACCTCGACGACGCGGGAGGAGGAGTACGGCTGGCTCGGCAAGTTCCCGCAGCTGCGCGAGTGGATCGGGGATCGCGTCATCCAGAACATGAAGGCGCATTCCTACTCCATCAAGAACAAGACCTTCGAAGGCACCGTCTCGGTCGACCGCGACGACATCGAGGACGACAACATTGGCCTCTATGCGCCCCTCTTCGAGGAGATGGGGCGGTCGACGAAGGCCTTCGACGATCAGCTCGTCTGGGGGCTCCTGAAGCAGGGCTGGACGGGCAAGTGCTACGACGGTCAGGCGTTTTTCGATGCCGAGCACCCGGTGCTCAACGAAGCCGGCAAGGAAGTGTCCGTTGCCAACACGGACGGCGGCAACGGCACGCCCTGGTTCCTGATCGACGACACGCGCGCCCTCAAGCCGCTGATCCTGCAGGAGCGGAAGAAGTTCCAGTTCGTGGCCAAGGACGAGGCCAAGGACGAGAACGTCTTCATGCGCAAGGAGTACGTCTACGGCGTCGATGGCCGACGCAACGTGGGCTTCGGCTTCTGGCAGTTCGCCTGGGGCTCCAGGCAGGAGCTGACGCCCGAGAGCTATGCGCTCGCGCGCAAGTCGCTCATGGAGATGAAGGGCGATTACGGCCGGCCGCTCGGACTGCGCCCGACCAAGCTCATCGTGCCGCCCGGCCTCGAAGGCAAGTCGCTCAAGATCCTCAACAACGACCTCGCCGCCGGCGGCGAGACGAACGAGTGGAAGGGCACCGCGCAGGCCGTTGTCGTGCCCTGGCTCGCCTGATCGCCCCAGCCGACGCTTGAGCAAGGATCCACGACCATGGCGAGAACGCGCAAGACGGCGACGAAGGAAACGGCGGCAGAGGCTGCCAAGGCCACGCCGCCTGCCAAGGATCCCGCGGCCCCGGCCGCGGACGTCATAACCCCGGAGGGGCGGTCTGGTACGGCTCGCGAGGCCCCCAGCACCGATAGCGGAACGCCGCTCGGCAACGAGCGAGACGTAGGGGTTCAGCCCGCCGCCCAGCACGATCAAAGCGCCAGTGCGGAGGGCGTGCCGACGCCTGATGCCCAGGCATCGGGCGATGTGCCGGATGGCAATACTGGAACCGGGGCGGCTGCGGCGGCCGCCCCGGCGCCCATCTCCGAGCCGGAAGGGGAACGCATCTCCGTTGTCGGTCCTGAGGGCGGTCGGCGCCGTGCCGGGCGCCGCTTCGGTCCGGTCACCACCGTGATCCCGCTCGCGGATCTCTCCGAGGAGGATCTCGCCGCCATCGAGGACGATCCCGAGCTGCGGGTCTCCCGCCTCTGACTGGATCCGCCGCCGGTCGCCGGCGGATTGACGGGCGGCCCGTCCGCCCCTCGCTCCCGGCGAGCGTCTCGCCCGCTCGCCGGGAGCCTCTCACCGATCAGGAGCGCCGATGACCTACGCGACCGCCGCCGATATCGACGAAACCTACGGCTCGAGCCTGCTCGATCTCGTCGCCGATCCGGACAACACGGGCGAGCGCGACGAGGCCGCGATCGCGCGCGCCATCGAGGACGCGACGGCCATCGTCAACGGCTACGTCTCGGCGCGCCACCAGCTCCCCTTGTCGTCGGTCCCGGCCGTGCTGCGCACCCTGACCATGGACCTTGCCGTGCATCGGCTCGCGTCGCGGCCGGGGCAGATGACCGAGGAGATCGAGAACCGGGCCGAGCGCGCGCACAAGATGCTCGAAGCGATTGGAGCCGGCCGGGCCGGCCTCGGACTGCCGACGCCGGCGCCCGAGGCGCAGTCGTCCGACGCGCCCGTTCTCATCGCGCCGCCTCGGCGCTTCACGCGGGGCATGTGATGTCGCTCGCGCTCACCATCGACACGCAGGGCGAGGAGACGGTCCTCGCAGCGCTCGACCGCTTCGTGGATCTGCCGCGCGAGGAGCTGCTCGAAGGTCTCGGTGGGCTGCTCGAAAGCCAGCATCGCCGGCGCATCGAGGAGGAGCACACAACGCCGGCCGGCCGGCCGTTCGCGCCCAACCAGCGCGGCACCACGCCCCTCTACGACACCGGCCGCAACCTGCGCGACGCCTTCGCCTATGCGGTTTCCGACCCGGAAGTGCGTCTGACCAACAGCTTCATCGGCGCCGCGCTGCTGCACTTCGGCGGCGTCGTCGTACCGAAGAACGCCAAGGCGCTCGCCTTCTCCGTCGGTGGCGAGGCGGTGTTCACGAAGCGCGTCCTCATCCCGGCACGCCCGTTCATGGGCATCTCCGCTGACAACCAGGTCGAGATCGTCGAGGCCGTCGAGGCCTTCGTGGAAGGGTTGGTGCAATGAGGACGCTGCAGGAGCTGCTGGCGGCTGTCGTCTCCGATCTCGCCCAGCTCGATGGAGTGCGGGCTTGCGAGGCGTTCGGTGGGCGCTTCGACCTTGCAGGGCTCGAAAGGTTCGGCGCGGCCGTGCCCGCCATCCGCGTCGCCATACTGCGGATCCCGGCGAGCCGGACGGTCGATACGGGCGAACTCGACGTCGACGTCGAGATGGCGGCGTTCATGATCACCCGCGACGAGCATGGCCAGTCGCGTGACCAGCAGGCGCTCGACCTCGCCTCCCGCGTCATGGCCGCTGTCCAGGCAGCGCGTTGGGGCCTTAGCAAGATCCATCCTGCCCGGAACATCCGCGCGGAGAACATCTACTCCTCGCCGGCCCAGGCGAAGGGCGTCGCGCTTTGGGGCGTGTCGTGGATCTCGCGGCTGCGCATGGGCAGGAATGCCTACGCGCCAGTAGATGGGTCCATGCCCGAGATCTGGGCGCGAGACGGCCGCAGCGGCGAGGAGCCCGAGCCGGTTGTGACGACGGGGGGCCAGCCTTGACGGACGTGGCGGCACTTCGCCTTCGCCTTGCGGCGCTGGAGCGCGCTCTGGGCAAGCGCGACTATCACCTCGCCGAGATCGAGCGCCGGCTCGCCAACGTCATGCGGTCGGGCACCGTCCATGCGGTCGATCCCGACAACGGCCTCATCCGGGTGAAGATCGGCACCGATCGCGACGGCGCGCCCGTGCTCACGCCCTGGCTGCCGTGGACCGAGCGCGCCGGCCGCATCAAGACGTGGCTGCCGCCGGCCGTCGGCGAGGTGGTGCGCGTTCATGCGCCGTCCGGCGAGATCGCCCAGGGCTGGGTCGATCCGGGCGGCTTCTCATCGGCCAACCCGGCGCCGTCATCGGACGGCGAGGCGCACGTCGAGGTGCTCGGCGAGACCCGTGTGACGATCAAGGACGGCTCGGTTCGCATCGAGACCAAGGCCGCCACCATCGTCAGCGAGGAGGCGACCGTCGAGAGCAAGAAGGTGGTCATCAAGAGCGGGTCGATCGATCTCGGCGGCGAGGACGGCAAGCGGCTCGCGCGCGTCGGCGATCGCGTCCAGGTCTCCGCGGGATCGTCGGCCGGCCTGTGGCCGATCGTCGAGGGCTCGACCAAGGTCCGGGCCATTGATTGAGGGGAAAGAGCCCATGAAGACGCCTTCAAAGGCCTCTTACACGGTCCTGGTCGACGGCTGGATAGCCGGCGAATACCACCGCGCCGGCACGCCCCTGATGCTGACGCAGGGCGAGGCGGCCTATCCCGAGCTGGAGGGCAAGATCATTCCCGGCGCGCCGCGCCTGCCGACGCGCCCGGCGTCCGGCCGCAAGCGCAGGGGCAAGGCGTGACCGGGATCTCGCACCGCACCGGGCAGCCGATCGACGAGTGGCCGCACGTCGTCCAGTCGATCCGCGTTATCCTGCTGACGCCGATCGGCTCGCGCGTCATGCGGCGCGATTTCGGTTCGGCCGTGCCGAGCCTGCTCGATGCGCCTCTCAACGAGGTGACGGTGGTCGACGTCGCCATGGCGGTCGCCGAGGCGCTCGACAAGCACGAGCCGCGCTTCCGGCTGCGGCAGGTCCACGTCGACAATGCCGGCTCGGACGGCCACCTCGGGCTGCGGCTCGACGGCATCTTCGTGCCCCGCACGCCCGGTGCGCGCGCAAGGGCGGCAACTGCGGAGGTGTCGCTGTGACGCTGCCGCCCGAGCTCGTCGGACTTCCCCCGCCGGAGGCGATCGAGGAGATTTCCTTCGAGGCGATCCTGGTCGAGATGATGGCGGACTTCCAGCAACGCTGGGACGCACTGCGCGCTGCCAATCCGGACCTGCCTGCCTACGACGTCGGCGATCTCGAAACCGATCCGGTCAAGATCGCGCTGGAGGCGGCGGCCTATCGCGAGGTGCTCGTGAGGGCGCGCATCAACGACGTTGTCCGCGCTCACCTCATCGCCTACGCCCGCGGCGGCGATCTCGACAACCTCGGGCCGTTCTACGATTGCTTCCGCATGGCGGGCGAGGATGATGACCGCTATCTGCGCCGCATCATCCTCGCCATCCAGGGCCGCTCCACGGGCGGCACCGAGCCGCGCTACCGGGCCATCGCGCTTGCAGCTTCGCTGCGCGTCGCCGACGCCGCCGTCTTCCGCATCGGCAAGGATCCGACGGTGCACGTTGCGCTCTATGCGGCCGACAACGGCGGTGTCGCGGACGCTCAGCTGATCGAGACCGTGCGCGTGGCCCTCCATGACAAGGCGAAGATCATGGTCAGCGACACGATCGTGGTGCGCTCGGCCGTGTTCGCGGTGGTCGACGTCGAGGCGGATGTGTGGCTGCTGCCGCAGACGCCCGAAACGATCCTGCCCGGCCTCGAAACGGCAGTCCGCAGCGCCTGGGCAGCGGCCACCGGTCTCGGCTTCGATCTCACGCGCTCCTGGCTCACCGCCCAGCTCATGCAGCGCGGCATCCAGCGGGTGGAGATCCTCACCCCTGCCGCCGATGTCGAGGTGCCGCCCTACGAGGCCGTGTCGATCGGCGCCATCCGGCTCAACAACCGGGGGCGCGGCTACTGATGAGCGCGCCCGATCTCCTCCCGCCCTCGGCTACCGAACTCGAGCGCACGGTTTCGCTGTCGACGGACAGCTACACGCGCGTGGGCGTTCACATCACGGCCATGCGTGGGCGCAAGTACAGCAACCCGCCGCCGAGCTGGCTGCCCTTCATTGTCTCGGAACTGGGGCTCGGGGAGTTGTCGCCCTACGCCCCGAACCTCTACGACCTGATCGACGAGGGCGTCGACTGGCAGCGCGTGCGCGGCACACCCGATGCCGTGCTGAGGGCGCTCGGCTGGCTGTCCTATGCGGCCGAGATCGAGAGCTTCCCGCCGCGCCGGCGCTACTGGAACCTCGTCATGCTGCACCTCGACCGGGTGCGGGACGACGAGGCTGACCTCATCCGCATCGACGGCGTTTCGACACTGTCGGTCCCCAAGCGGTCGGTCATCTGGCGCGGCTATCACGGCTATGACGTCCGGGCGATTGAGGCCGGCCGCACGCGCTGGGGGCAGACGCTGTGGTCGGCATTCTCCGGCGCCCGCATCCCGCAGAGCGACGTCAAATGGTCGTTCGGCCGGCGCTACGAAGCAGACCACGCCCTGACCGACGCCGAGCTGCAGGCGCTCGGGGTCTGGCTCGATCCCGTCGACGAGAGCGACGGCGGCTGGCAGTGGGGACCGTTCCCGTGGCCGGCACTGCCGTGGTCCTCGTCGGCTGCCACCGTCCGCTCGGCCGCCATGCTCGCCGCCATGCCCGCCGGGCCGGTCTTTGCCGTGTTCCGCGACGCCGCCGGCGACGTCATCGGCTACCGCCGCGCGCGCGCCCGCTGGCCGGTCCAGCCGGCGCTCGACGGCATCTATTCGGTCGGTGGCAACCGCTGGGCGGTGCGGCCGACCGGCGCCACGCGGCTCTATGTCGAGGCGATGACCGACTTCGGGGACGGCTATGGCGCCACGGCCGCGTCGGTCGGCCTTGTCTTCGGCGCGACGCCGGCGGCCGGCCTGAAGCCGGGCGCGCTGTGGCTGCCCGCCGATGGGCTCGCCCCGACGGGGCCGATCGTCGCCGAGTTCCCCGCCAACATCGAGTTCGGCCGCACCGTGCGCGAGCGCGTGTGCTGGCTCCTGCGCTTCTGAGGATCGACCATGTACGAGCACCCGTCCAACCTACCCGGCGCCTACGACCGCACGGCCGCGCACCCGGAGTGGTCGGGTGTCGTGTTTCGCGAGGACAAGTTTGCGCAAGCCGCCGAACTCAACGAGGTGCAGTCGATCGTGGCCACGCGCGGCCGGCGCATCGCCAGCCTGATCGCGAAGGACGGCGACCGCGTCGAGGCGGCCGACATCGTCGTCGACGTCGAGCACGGCCGCCTGACGCTCGCCGCCGGCCGGGTCTATGTGCGCGGCGACGTGCGCGAGGTGGCGGCGCGCGCGATCGATGGCGTCGCCCTGGCGAACGTCGACGTCGTCGTCGGCGTGCGCCTCGTGCGCCAGTACATCACCGAGGAAGATCTCCCGGCGCTCGCCGGCCTGCATCCCGGCACCGAGGCCGAGGGCGAGCCCGGCGCCGGCCGCGTCGTTGAGACGGTGTCCTGGTCGCTGGAAAGCGCGTCCGAGCCCGGCGACTTCTATGCCGTCTATCTCGTCCGCAACGGCACCGTCATCGACCAGACGCCGCCGCCCTCGCTGTCGGGCATCAATCAGGCGATCGCCGTCTACGACCGGGACGCGAACGGCTCCTACATCGTCAACGGCTGCCGCGTCACGGCGCTCGGCCGCGCCGGGACCGATCAGGTCTTCTCGATCGAGGAGGGCACCGCCAACATCTTCGGCTTCAAGCGCACGCGGTTCTCCTCGACCCGCTATGCCGAGCCCGAGCTGTGGGACACGGAGGTCATCCCGGCCGAGCCGCATTCGTTCGACGATGCCGGCACCGGCACGGCCGTGATCCGCCTCAACCGCGGCCCGATCGCGGCCGTCAACAGCGTGATCATCACGCGCCAGATCACCGAGACCATCGTCCGCGGCGGCACTAACAACACCTCGGACGCGCTCGGCCGCGAAGGCGTGACGCAGATCCTTGAGGTCAAGCAGGGCGGCACCACCTTCGTCCAGGGCACGGACTATGCGCTCGCCGCCAATCGCGTCGACTGGTCGCCGGCCGGCGCCGAGCCGACGCCGGGCTCATCTTATCAGGTCACCTATCGCTACCTCGACGCCGTCGTGCCGGATGCCGTGGGCGAGGACACGGTGACCGTGTCGGGCGGCGTCACGGGCACGGCCGTCCAGATCGGATACAGCTGGAAGCTGCCGCGCATCGACCTGATCTGCCTCGACCAGGCTGGCGCCGTCACCTACCTCACCGGCCAGCCGGCGCGCGAGCGGCCGGTGGCGCCGATCGAGCCCGTCACGCTGCTGGCGCTCGCCGAGGTGCACAACGACTGGCGCGGCGCCCCGAAGATCGTCAACTCGGGCGTCCGCTCGGTGCCGTACAAAGAGATGTGGCGCTACCTCGGCCGGCTCTTCGACGCGCTCGACCTCATCGCCCTGGAGCGCCTGCGCCGCGACATCGACAGCCGTGAACCGGTCGCGAAGCGCGGTGTGTTCGTCGATCCTCTGACGAGCGACCGCTACCGCGACGCCGGCGAGGCGCAGGACGCGGCCGTGTTCGGCGGCAGCATGCAGATCGCCATCGACCCGACCTTCCACCGGGTCGAGATGGCCGGGCCGATCATGCTCGACTATGTCGAGGAGGTGGTGATCGAGCAGCCGCTGGCGACGGCCTGCATGCGCATCAACCCCTACCAGAATTTCGAGCCCCTGCCGGCCAAGATGACCATCAACCCGGCCGTGGATTTCTGGACCGTCTCGCAGACGCAATGGACGAGCCCGGCCACCAGCGTCTTCGCCGGCGGTGCCGTCGACCGCACCACGGTCACGGACGTCGTCGTCGACCAGCGTGAGCAGCTCGCCGAATTCCTGCGCCAGATCCCGGTGGGTTTCGTCATCGAAGGCTTCGGGCCGGGCGAGATCCTGCAGCGGCTCACCTTCGACGGCGTCGACGTCTCGCCGCCGGGACCAATCGTGGCCGATGGCGAGGGGACGATCGTCGGCCAGTTCGTCATCCCGGCCAATGTCACCGCGGGGCAGAAGCGCGTCGCCGCGACCGGCGCCGGCGGCTCTACGGCCGAGGCGCTCTTCGTCGGCCAGGGCCGCATCGAGATCCGCGTCATGCAGCGGGTGACGACGGTGGAGCTGAGCCCACCTATCGATACCGGGCCGCAAGGCGCGGATCAGTCGTCGGGCGAAGGCGGCTCGGGCGATCCGCTGGCGCAGACCGTGATGCTGCCGCAGGCCCGGCACGTCCTCGGGCTCGACGTCAAGTTCTGCGCCGTGGGCGATCCGGCGAACCATTGCGTGCTGGAGCTGGTCGAGGTCGACACCGGCCTGCCGACGCGCCGGGTCATCACCGACCGCGTCGTGCCGATGGCGACGGTCGAGATCGACCAGTGGCGCGGCGTGCGCTTCCCGGCGCCGGCCTTCCTGACGGCGGATCGCGAGTTCGCTTTCGTCATGAAATCCGACGATGCGGACCATTCTCTCGCCGTTGCCAGCGTCGGGGACTTCGACGCCCAGGCCCAGAAATGGGTGGGCGGCCAGCCCTATTCGGTCGGCGTGCTGCTCTCGTCGGCCAACTCGCGCACCTGGACGCCGCACCAGAACACGGACCTGACCATGCGCGTCGTGGCGGCCCGGTTCACGCAGACCGTCAAGGTGGTCGAGCTCGGCGCGTTCGACCTGGTCAACTGCTCGGACCTCATCATCCGCGGCTCGGTGGAGTTGCCGACGGCCGACTGCTCGTTCCGCTTCGAGGTGGTCCGCCCCTCGGGCGAGATCATCCGCCTGCAGCCCGATCAGCCCTACGAGTTCACGAGCTTCGTGACCGAGACGGTGGCGCTGCGGGCCGTGCTCACCGGCACCGAGTTCGTGAGCCCGACGCTTTATCCGGGCGTCACGCTCGTCGCGGGCACCATGCGGCCGAGCGGGACCTATGTCAGCCGCGCCTTCGACATGGGCACCGCCATCCGCCTGTCGAGCTTCGCCAAGACGCGGCTCCCGGCCGGCTCGACGCTCACGGCCGAGGTCGATGCCGGCGACGGCAACTGGCAGCCGGTCGCACTCCAGGCGTCCACGCCGCTGCAGGACGGATGGATCGAGCGCGAATACCGGCTCGATCCGCACACCGCCCAGCAAGGCCGCCTGCGCCTGACGCTGACCGGCACGCCGGCGGCACGGCCGTCCGTCGCGGATCTCCGCGCGGTCATCATCTGAGGGACGCACGATGGCTGTCGACGACAAGACGCCTTTCCTGCAGCTGCCGCTGCCGCACGCCCAGAACAATTCGAACGAGGACGTCGAGCGGCTGCGCAATGCCTACCTGATGCTCGATGCGTTCGCGGAGGCGCTCTCGATCGCCGTCGCGGGCAAGGCGGCGCAGAACCACCAGCACGAGATGGACACCATCATCGGGCTGATCGATGCTCTGGCCGACAAGGCCGCGAAGGACCACCAGCACACGCTGGAGAGCCTCACTGACACAGATGTTGCTGGCGCCACCAACGGGCATTTTCTCAAGCGCGTCGGCACCAAATGGCAGCCGGGAACTGTCCAACCCGGCGACGTGCCCAGCTTCGAGGAGGCGATCAATGCCCGGCTGCCGCTGACCGGGGGCAACCTGACCGGCTCGTTGATGGCCATCGACCGGCTGGTAGCTCAAGCCACGGCCAACGGCAACGCGCATGTCTGGCTGCGGAACTCTGTGGGAAAGAACCGCGGTCTCGTGTATTGGGACCGCAACTCGGGCGCTGTCAGCCTGCGTGTCTATGCCGATGACGGAAACGGCAACGATGTGGCCGTTGGCTCGCTGGTACTCCACGCTGACGGCACTCTCTCCTTCAACAACAACACGGTCTGGCATGCTGGCCACAAGGCGACCGCGGCCCAGTTCCGCGCGGGCACGACCAACACGGTGCTGACCTCCGACGGCGTCTGGGCGGCGGCCGGCTACGTCGGCCTGTCCGGCGCCGCGGGCTCGACCCTCGCGGCGGGCACCTACGCGCCCAACTTCGGCGCCGGCCTCAACTTCCACAATGTCGTCGCCGGCAACATCACGATCGGC